ACCTGTATCCGAACGGGACCAGATGATGACAGATATGGCTAAAAAGCGTCGTAAGCAAAATGCTGGAGAACCGACTGATCAAGATGATCCGGACGCGAACGATGATGATCCTGATACGGGTGACGATGCAAAGCCTGACCTCAGCAAAGTAATGGTTGATCTGAAAGTCAATGGGGAGAACATTCAAAGATCCCAAACAGAGGTGGACGCAGCCGGAGGTGTAGCTGCTATCCAGAAATCGATCTCGGGTGAATTGAAACTCCAACAAGCAGCACAGGAACGTAAAGACCTGGACCGTGACAGAGAGAAGGTTCAACAGGTTCTTGGTGAAAATACTCTACTCAGAAATGAGATGGAAAGACTCAAAGCTGTCGAGGTGGAGAAAGTTGAAACCGGTAAACAGACAGCCTCCAAAGCGGATATAGCAACAAGGGCTAAAGGTCTCGCCGAGAAGTTCTTCCTTGGTGATGCTGATGAACTCGAAGCAGCTATTGCAGAAATGCTTACTGCTCAAGTGCCGGTTGCTGCAGCGGCCCCGACAGCTCCTGCGTTCGATGAAGCAGCGGTTGCTCGTAGGGTAGCTGCTCAGCTTACGTTTGAAAATGAACGCAAGGAAGCTGTCGCTCTGTTTGAGTCTGATCATGTCGACCTGAATACACCGGGGCGCCGTGGTCATGTTGATCGACTCACCAATGAAATCCTGAAAGAAAATCCGTCATGGGGTCCAAAAAAGGTTATTGCCGAGGCTGTAAAGCAGACTCGGGATACTCTCGGTCTTCCCGTCCCCAGTGCTGCCCCAAAGAATGATCTTGCATCGAAGGCAGAGCGCAAACGCGCAACAACTGATGATATCCCCACTGCGAGTCAGCGAGGAAAACCACCGGTTGCAGGGGAAAAACCGAAGACCAAGCGGCAGATATTTGAACAGATTGAAGCTGGGCGGTCGCAATAGAAGGAGTCGGCTATGGCCGGACAGGTATGGGGAGTAGATGCAGAGGGTGGCTTCATGTATTCGGACGAATTGTCTGATATTTTACGCATGGAAGTCCAACCTCAGATCCGGTATCGTCAGCATTGTGATGCTAAGGATGCCATGGACAAAGGGTACAAGAAAGGTGATCTGTATCACTGGAACGTGTATTCCGATGTCAAGGATCAGGGTGGGGAGCTTCTTGAAACTGATAAGCTGCCTGAAACCAATTACACAATCACCCAGGGTGAGTTGCAGATCACAGAAAGAGGCAATAGCGTCCCGTATACCGGGAAGCTCGATGATCTGTCCAAGCACCCGGTGAAGGAAGTCATCAAGAAGGTTCTGAAGAACGATGCTTCCAAATCGTTTGACATTGCTGCCCGGGCTCAGTTTGATGCCGCCCTGTTGACAGTTGCTTCGGCTACTGCAACGGATGCTGTCACGCTCGAGACAACCGGTACCTGTACTGTCGTCAACAACGTCGCCCTCGGCAAAGATCACATCAAAGCCATTGTCGATATCATGAAAGAGCGCGATATCCCGACATTCAGCGCCGGGGATTATTTCGCGATCGGTCGCCCGACTTCATTCCGTACCGTCAAGAACGATCTGGAATCTCTTCACCAGTATGTTGATGCTGGTTTCCGTTTGATCATGAACGGCGAGATCGGTCGTTATGAGGGTGTTCGGTTTGTCGAGCAGACCAATATTGCAGCCGCCGGTTACAGCAACAACAAGACCGATGATGTTCATTTCTTCGGTGAGGATACTGTTGCTGAGGCCATTGCGTGTCCGGAAGAGATCCGTGGTAAAATCCCCGGTGACTACGGTCGTGACAAAGGCGTCGCCTGGTACTATCTCGGCGGTTTCGGCCTTGTCCATGGTGACGTGGTTAACTCACGTATCCTTCGCTGGACCTCGGCCAGCTAATCGGCTGATGAACGGTTAACAAGAGGGTCAGACGACCTGACCCTCTTCTTTTATCTCAAGTAAGAAGGAGAAGTATTATGAGTTATCAAGACGGATTCAAGACACCCGTCATTGCTCTCGCCAATGCCGCAGTCAGTTCTGCTGCAGATATCGCGCAGATTGTCGGACCCACTGGTAAAAAGGGTCGCATCCGCTCGGTATCGCTGGTGACCACCACTGCAACCACTGCCGCCGCTTCCGCGATCAATATCGGGACCGTGGCTGATCCGGATGCCTACGGGATTATTGCTGTGCCGATCACCGCGATCGATACCGCAATCCAGCTCACCAAGGCGCAGCTCGCTGCGATCCTTGATCTGCCGGCCGACACGGTGATTCTCATCTCCGGTGGCGGCGAAGCTACTGCCGGGGCGCTCGACATCATCATGGACATCGAGTGGTTCTAATTAACGGTTAAACAATCCACAAGGAGGTAATCGTGGAAAAACGTTATAACAAAAATCCAGAGACAGCCGGTGAGAGTAACCTGGAACAAGGTACCTCTTTCCGTGAGAAGTGTGACCCGAGTTACCAGCCTCGCACTTCCGGCCAGGGTGAACGCCCCGAGTCAGCGAAGAGCTCCAAGGTTGGCCACGGTATGGTCATTAAGTAATCAATCAAAGGGGCTGGGTAACTGGCCCCTTTTAACCTTGCTCTGAGAATAAGGAGAGTCGCATGTTTGATAAACGCAAAGATTATGGCACGATCAGTGGGGAGGGTGACGCTCAGTTCTTTCAAAACGGTCATTACTATGATGTTCATCATCGTGAAGTGACCGAACAGGGTGTGTTGATAGATACCCCGGAAGAAGCACCGGCCGTGCCGCTGGATGAAACACCGGTCGCACCGCTGGATGAAGCACCGGGAGCACCGGAAGCACCGGAAGCACCGGGAGCACCGGAAGCACCGCTGGTTGAAGCACCGGCCGCACCAGAAGCACCGGTCGCACCGACTGCTGGTCTGGATGAGAACGGTCGTGTGGATGACGTCGACCTCCAGGAACTTGGATGGCGTGAGATTCAGAAACGTGTCCTCGGCGCCGGGGGTAACTGGATAAACAAAAAAGAAGGTATTGCTTACTTACGGAGCCTGTAAATGACTTTTCTGGAACTCTGCCAAGCGGTTAGACAAGAATGTGGGATACAAGGGACCGGTCCCGCAGCGGTCACCAATCAAGTCGGCATCCAGAAGCGGGTTGTCGACTGGGTCCGGGATGCTGATCTGTTTGTTCAAAGCATCCATCCCGACTGGGATTTCCTCTGGGCAGAGTTCACAGCGAACACAATACTTGACTCCGATGCAGTTGCTCGACCGTCTGATCTCGGTATGTGGGATCGGACGGCTTTTGCTTTGGATCGTGGCACCGTTGATGGGGTACCACTAAATCTCATTGATTTTCACGATCAACGCTCCCAGTCAAATGTCAGATTATCGGCAAAGCCTTACGCTTTAGCTATTCTCCCAAATTATAATCTCGGTCTCAAGGTGCCGGCCAACGGTATCTATGAGGTCTACGGTAACTATTGGAAGAGTGTTACTCAGCTCACCACGAACACACAACTCCCTCTATACCCTGCTCGTTTCCATCGAATCATCGTTGCCAAGGCAAAGATGTGGTTCTTTGAGGATATCGAGTCAGACACTCAGTGGAAACAGGCTGAGAAGGAGTATAATGAGTGGTTGGAGCAGCTTGAGAGTTACGCTCTACCTCAGCAGCAAGAAGCAAATCAATCAAGTCCTGCTCAAATGGCGGTGAGGCCCGAATGAGCCAACGTAAAACTACATATTTTCCGTTCAAAGGTGGGGAGAATCATTCTACCCCGGCGCTCTCTATCACACCAGGGGAGGTCATTGCTTCATTGAACTATGAGCCTGACCCCGGTGGCGGTTATCACCGGGTGGATGGGTTCGAGCGGTTTGATGGTGGGCCTCTGCCATCTGACGCCGTTTATCACAATGTGCCGTTCAGTGATGGAGAACATTTACCAAATCTGAATGAGACGGTTGTCGGTACTGTATCTGCAGCACAAGGTGCAATCGTTGACATCGTGGTTGAGTCGGGGAGTTTTGTCGGAGGTGACGCGGTGGGATACTTCATCGTGTTT